TAAGTTTCTCACAGTTCATGTCTCTTACTGTAGAACCAGCAGAGATACCAAGAATCTGTGTTTGAACTGCACCTGACACTCCAATAGTGCAAATGTCAGAGTTTGTTGTATTAATGGTAGGCGCAATAGCAGAGGGTGGAGCAGAGATTACTGTGTTAGTAGAATCACTTGTACTGGTGACTGTGCTGGTAGTGGTATTCTCTGTAACGATTGGATCATTAGTTGAAGTTGTTTCTTCTGCATAAGCTGCTGTAGTCACGAACAACATAATGAAAGCAGCAAACAATTTTTTCATCATCGTGTTTGCCTTGGGTTAGTGTATGTAAGATTATTTATAAAAAAGAGGTGTACATTCACGTCTGAATAATATATAATATCTTTATTGAAACAGAAAGGAATTACTATGCCTTCCATTATGGATAAACTGAAAAAGAATTCTAAGCTTAGTCATACTGCAGTACTGTCCGAGTCTGAGTTCTTTAACAATAAAGACATGATCCCGACAGATGTTCCTATGCTGAACGTTGCTCTGTCTGGATCACTAGAAGGTGGATTGGCTCCAGGACTTACTGTACTTGCTGGTCCGTCTAAACACTTTAAGAGTTCATTTGCTCTAAAGATCGCATCAGCTTATATGAAACAGTATCCAGAAGCTGTAATGTTGTTTTACGATTCTGAGTTTGGTTCTCCACAAGAATACTTCCAGAATTTTGATATTGATACCGAACGCGTACTTCATACCCCAGTAACAAACGTTGAGGAGCTAAAGTTTGATCTGATCAACCAGCTTGAACAACTAGAGCGTGATGACAAAGTCATTATCATTATTGACTCCATTGGCAACATCGCTTCCAAGAAAGAATTAGATGATGCGCTGAATGAGAAGTCGGTAGCCGATATGTCTCGTGCCAAAGCATTGAAAGGTCTATTCCGGATGTGTACTCCACATCTGACGATAAAAGATATCCCAATGCTTGCAATCAACCATACATACAAAGAGATTGGTCTGTTCCCTAAAGCTGTGGTATCCGGTGGAACAGGAATCTATTACTCAGCAGATAATATCTGGATCATTGGTCGTCGACAGAACAAGGTTGGCACTGAGATTCAAGGATACGATTTTGTAATTAACGTGGAGAAGTCTAGATATGTCCGTGAAAAATCCATCATTCCTATCACGGTTTCTTGGGAAGGTGGCATCGATGTGGCCTCTGGTCTACTTGATGTGGCTCTTGCAGGTGAGTTTGTCGTCAAACCAAAACAAGGCTGGTACGCCAAAGTCGACCAAGAAACAGGTGAAATCGATGGGAAAAACCTTAGGCAAAAAGAGTTAACAAATGACTTCTGGCATGATATAATCACCTCTGATAAATTCAAGAAGTTTATCGAGGATCAATACAAGATTGGTGTTGTGCCTGAAGAGATTGTAACAATTGTAAACGAGGATGAACTCGAAGATGTATAAAGAAGATGAAGACTGGTCCTACATGGGGATTAATATGCCACCTGGATGGTGTATTGAACTTTTAAAAGGAGACTATAAGGGTGCAAGAGTAATCTTTAGTGATGTTCAACTACAAAAAGCAGATGGAGAACTTATCACCGGAGATGAAGATGTGGATGAAGACATTCGTCTTTCCTTTGGATACGAGACTCTAGAACCACATAAAGACCTTAACCATAGCGATGATTTTGAAGTATATATTTCTGACGTCATGTATTCAATGATCGAAGAAGGCCTAAATGACGATAAAGGAACTATTCAACTCTATGACGCAGAATCTGAACCGAGTGATATTAAGATCACTCCTGAACAATGAAAGCTATCTTCGCAAAGTTATTCCCTTCCTAAAGCCAAACTACTTTGAAGGGTCACTGAAGGTGATCTTTAAGCAGATTGGCGCATTCGTTGATAAACACAACACACTGCCTACTCTGGAAGCATTTCGTATTGATCTCGAACAGGATGAAAAATTATCCGATGATATGTTTACTGAGATCTCAGCTATGCTTCCAGAGATCTTTTCTCCCGCTGACGTTGATGAAGACTTTCTACTAGAAAAGACTGAAAAGTGGTGTCAGGAACGTGCTATTCATATCGGCCTTATGAAGTCTATTGATATTCTTGACGGTAAGGATGAGAATCTAACCAAGAACGCTATTCCTGATATTTTAACTGAAGCATTAGGCGTTGCATTTGATTCGTATGTAGGTCACGATTATATCGATAACGCCGAAGAACGTTATGAGTTCTACACTCGTGATGAAGAAAAGCTTCCATTTGATCTGGATAACTTTAATAAGATCACTAAAGGTGGTTTGCCTGATAAGACACTGAACATTGCGCTGGCAGGTACAGGCGTGGGTAAGTCTTTGTTTATGTGTCACGTTGCCGCTAGCTCAATGCTTCAAGGTAAGAATGTTTTATACATTACTATGGAGATGGCTGAGGAGCGCATCGCTGAACGTATTGATGCTAACTTGCTTGATATTCCTATTGATCAATTAGATAAGCTTCCAAAGACTATGTTTACCGAGAAGGTCAATGCTATTGCTAAGAAGACTGTAGGTAAACTGATCGTTAAGGAGTATCCAACTGGTGCTGCGCATGTTGGTCACTTCCGTGCATTATTAAAAGAGCTCAAACTCAAGCGTTCGTTCGAACCTGATATTGTATTCATCGATTACCTTAATATCTGTTCATCTTCACGCATGAAAGCAATGGGTGGCGCAATTAATTCTTACACCTATGTCAAGGCTATCGCTGAAGAACTACGTGGACTGGCGGTTGAATTTGCGGTACCTCTGGTTAGTGCAACACAAACCACTCGTTCTGGCTATGGTAACTCTGATCCTGGACTTGAGGATACCTCAGAATCGTTTGGCCTGCCTGCTACAGCCGACCTGATGTTTGCTTTGATCTCTAATGAGGAGCTAGAACAATCAGGACAAATTATGGTCAAGCAGCTAAAGAACCGGTACAATGATCCTGGCAAATATAAGCGTTTTGTGCTTGGTATAGATAGATCAAAGATGAGGCTATATGACGTTGACGTAAAAGAACAAACTCTGGTAGACGATGGTATTCCAGTATTTGATAAAACTCCAGCAGGTGCTGGCGATAAATTTAAGGATTTTAAAATATGAACCAAACCGTAATTCCTGTTGCAATTACTTCCTCACTGGTCAATGCCTATCAGGATGGCAGTGGTAAAAAAATGTCTGCTGAAGACATTATTGGATATTGTGCACGAATTTCTAATCCAGACAATCAAAACAATCCTAATAATGGCAAACTGCTGAAATACTTGATTGATAACAAGCACTGGTCCCCATTTGAAATGGTTGATATGGTTCTTGAAATTAATACAACACGGGATATTGCACGGCAGATTCTGCGTCACCGCTCGTTTTCATTCCAAGAGTTTTCACAGCGGTATGCTGACCCGACTAAAGACCTTGCTGTCTATATGCGTGAAGCGCGGTTGCAGGATACCAAGAACCGCCAAAACTCTGTAGAGACAGATGACGATACATTGAAGCGTCAATGGGAAGCAAAGCAGCAGCAGATTGTACATGAGTCTCGACTAGCATATAAGTGGGCACTTGAAAATGGCATTGCTAAAGAACAAGCTCGTGCTGTTCTACCTGAAGGTAATATGCAGTCGCGTATGTATATGAAAGGCAATGTTCGTTCTTGGATTCACTACTGTGAACTTCGTGCTGGTAATGGCACACAAAAAGAGCATCGTGAAATTGCTGTCAAGTGTGCAGAGATTCTTAGAAACCATTTGCCGTTCCTGAAGCCTTGGTATGAGGAGCTGGCTAGTGGCTAAAGTATTAATCTCTGAATACTGGATTCAGGATAACGGTGGAATCGTTCGAGTATATAAGAACGGTTCTGCTTACGAGTTAGTTGCAGAGGAAGATGATGGTACTGTCTTCCTCCACTCTAAAAACATTCCACGGTTAGAAACGGCAGAGAATAGGGCAGAAGAGATTGCTCTTTTGGTGTAAAGGAATTATATTATGAAAATTATTGCAGGACCATGCCAGCTAGAAGAAAACTCTTTTGAGGTGGCAAGATATTGTCAGCGCATTGCTGAAGATCACGGTATGGAATTTTATTTTAAAGCTAGCTTTGATAAAGCCAACCGAACTTCGTTAAATAGTGAAAGGGGTATGGGCGTTGAACGAGCAATGCCTATCTTTGATGAGATTCGACGTAAACTACGTTGTAAGGTTGTTACAGATGTTCATACTACTGGACAGGTAGCAATCATGAAAGAAGTTGTTGATGTTCTACAAATCCCTGCTTTCCTTTGTCGCCAAACAGACTTACTATTGGCAGC